TTGTAGCAGCATTAAAACAAGGTAAAAAGGTGGAATCTAAACAAGATGTAGAAGATGAACGTGAAGGTGAAATAGAAGGAGATGAAGTATTGCAAGATATTGGTGGTATTACATATATGGAGCGCTTACAAAACAAAATAAAAGATTTGGAAGAACATTCTAATGACTTTTTTACTCCTGAAGCGCTTCAAACTTATAGTCCTAAATTTTTACATATTCTTGAAAACATACAAGACACCGAATATCAAGGATTACATTTGGTTTATAGTCAATTTAGAACTGCAGAAGGTATTGGTTTATTTACACTTGTTCTAAATAAAAATGGATTTACACAATTTAAAATCAAAAAAAATACACTTGGTTTATGGGAAATAAATATTCCTCTAGAAGATGAAGGCAAACCAACTTATGCTTTATATACTGGAACAGAAACGGTTGAAGAAAAAGAAATTGTGCGTAAAATTTATAATGGAGAATGGGATGATATTCCCGATAGTATTGGTTCAGTTCTTAAATCTAAATATAGAAATAACAATATGGGGGAAGTTATTAAAATTTTCATGATTACATCCTCTGGTTCTGAAGGTATAAATTTACGTAATACGCGTTATGTTCATTTAATGGACCCTTATTGGCATCCGGTTCGTTCAGAACAAGTAATTGGACGTGCTAGACGCATTTGCAGTCATAAAGATTTACCTCCTGCACTACAAACGGTCGAAGTATTTGTTTATTTAATGGTTTTTAGCGAAGCCCAATTAAAATCAGATGATGCTATTGAGTTAAAGAGAAAAGATTTAAGTAAATCTGTCCCTAAAATTCCATTGACAAGTGACCAATATTTATTTGAAATTTCTGAAATCAAAGCTAATTTAACTAACCAATTAACAGAATCTATTAAAGAATCCGCATTTGATTGTTATATTTATTCGAATGGTAAATGTGTTAATTTTGGCGACCCATCTATTGATAAATTTTCATATGTTCCTGATTTTGCTGAACAACAAAATGATATAACTGTTCAAGCGAATAAAATGGCGATAGAATGGAAAGGCAAACTAATTACACTTAATGGAGTTGAATATGTTTATCGTAAAATTGATGATGATGTATTGAACATATATGATAAAAAATCTTATGAAAATGCTTTAAAAGACCCATCAATTGTTCCTGTTCAAATTGGCACTATTGAAAAAAATAAATACGGAGAAAAGGTATTTAAGCAATTAGTAAATAAATAATAATATTATTACGTGTCTCCCCAGCAATGATTTTCAACTAGATAGTTTAACTAGATATTTTCACTTATATTGTAGAAAATATCTATTTATTTGACAATAAAGCAAGTATTTTATCCATTTTTTCATTTAAATTCATCATATTTATCTCTAATTTTTCAATTCTATCTTCACTTATATTTTGCTGATTTATCTTAGGTTCATTAAATATTTGTTCATTGTATTGAACAGTTATGTTTTCTTCCTTTTTGTTAATTTTTTTTAACTTTGAAAATAAATTAATATCTTCATCTTCTGAAACTGGTTCTGATATAAATGTATTTACTTGGTCATTGTTACTGAACGAAACATTTTTCTTAGAATTACTTGCTGATAAATCACTTTCTAATTCATTTAAAAATTTAAATCTACTATATTTTTGTGATTGTTCTGGTTGTGATTTTATTTCTTGGCCCTGAAATTTTTCAGTTTTAAGTGATGTTTCTTGTGGTTTCAACCAGTTATCAACTTCATTATTGTTAGGATTATAACTTCTATTTATTTGTTCAACCTCATAATTCCGCTGGGCTTGTATATCTTTTAAAATTTTATCCATTTCTTTAATTGGTTTGTCTGTTTTCCCTACGGGATCAGCAAATTCAGGTACAGGCGGAGCTTTTACAGCCATGAAATCTTCAAATTCTTCTTGTCTTTTTGAAAAATCTTTATCGAATTTAGATTTTCTTTCATTTTGTATTTCCTCGTATGTAATTAATTCTTTAACCGGCTGTTCATTATGTATTTTAATTTTACTGGGTTGATATTGATATGTTTGTTTAATATGATTAAGAATAAGAAGAATGTATTTTTTATTTATATCAACGAGTGATTTGTTTTTAGTTTTTTCGAGTTCAAAAAAACCTTTAATATTATTGATAAATAAATTATAAATCTTACTTTGAATATCTGGTGAAAGAAATTTGAAAATATCTTCGTCGCTTACAACATCCCATAACATTTGGATATTCTCTTTTTGTGTAAATTCTTTTAATGACATTTAAATATATAATAATACCATTGTGTTTTTATATATTTTTATAACGAATCATTGAAATAAATATGTCTAAATTTCTCCATATATTCGTCTTTCAATATGTGTGTTTTTAAATAATGTTCAGTCATTTTATCTTCTAACATGTGAACTATAAAAAAAATCGAATAAATACCACATTCAGTATTTCCATATTGATGTTCAATACCCTCATTACTATCAACTTTAAAATTTATTTTTGGTGTTAAATTTAATCCTTGTTCTTTAATTCTTTCAATTAATTTTTTAATTTCTGGAGGTGATGTGTCTCCTGTACTGTCAAAGAAAAATATTTTTTTCTTTTTAATATTAATAAACATAGATATCCAATGTTGACCCGGTTTATTATGAGGATCCGTGTTAAAAATTATTCCTATTTTTGTTTTCCCTTGTTTTATCATTTTTTCAAGACTAAAATTACATAATTCTTCCCAAACACATTCGCCGTATAATTTTCTTGTATCAAAATCTATCGGTGATGGACCAATAAAATCAAATTCTTTATATGCCTTTTCATATTGTTTCATAACTTTCATAATGTCCGTACTAGATAACCATTCATTTGGATTTTTTTTCCATTCTGGTGGAGATTCAGGAGCAAAAGAGTCAGTAAGTTCACTCTCAAGTTGTCCAAAAGCACCTTTTTGTCTTAACCAACAAGCTTCGTTATTACATATATCTTTTAAATATTCACTCAGTTCTTTATGAATTTCTTTTGGAGAATTTGAAGTTATTTTAACATCAGGATGTCTAGCGTTCCATCTATCCCTCAACTGGATAAGCGATTTATTTGTGTAACAAGTAAACTCATTTAATTCATCCTTGGGTTTTGGACTACAATTGACTTTTTTAATATTTGTGTTTTTACCTGAACCTCGTTTAATGCGATTATTTATAGTTTTATTTTTTGTATGGCGTGTTTTAATTGTTTTTTTATTTCTTTGTCTCCTGTATGTCTTCATATATAATAGTGATATTCTTTTTTTTGCTCAATCTCTTTTATTCTGCTCATTATATTTTATTCCCTTATTTTTCAATTCTGGTTTGGTAATGTCAACTTCTCTCGACTTTGGTAAAATAATATTATTGGGTTTTTTACTTGTAGCTCGTTTAACATATTTATCTAAAGTTGGTAAATCCATTTTAACTGAACGCATCATTATTTTATTTGCTTCCATAAAATTACTAGATATATCTAAATTATCATTATTATTATCATTATTATTATCACATATTTCTGGTGGAAACTCTACATCTTTATATTCCTCTTGTAATAAGTCATTGTTATCGATAATTTTGAAGTAATGTATAGTTGATTTAATAAATGTATCATAAGCATATTTAACATCAGGTGATAAATCTTCGGGAACATTTTTATTTATTAGTTCCTTAAATAAATTGAAAATCCTTTTTCTGTAAAATAAAAATTCCTCTTTATTTATTTGTTTTTCTCTCTGTTTCATTACATGTTTTCCCATTGTTTCCTTGTTTAAAAGACAATCTAATGTTATTTGATCAACAAATGATTGAGACATATAATAAAACCATAATTTTAATTTTTAATTTATCCTCGTTTTCCTTTTAACACGTTTCTTTTGTCATATCTTTAACCTGACATCTGGTGTTATTATAAAATATAGATGAACCACATATATTAGGGGATGGATTTGGATTAAATGAATCAAATATTTCATTTCTAAATAATATTTCATGTGGATTTGGTTGTGAAGGAGTTTGGAATTTATATGTGTATAAATCGCTATTTGAACTAGGAACATAAGTTGCTTGACTACATTTTTGTAGTGCGTAAATTTGATTTCTCAATTCGGATTCAGTGTTAATATTTGCGGCAAAACCTGACCATGGAGATTGTGTATTTCCAGGGTTAAACACTTTATCAACATTATAAGTTGGTAATTGCATAAAAGGTACATTTATTTGCTTTCGTGGGTCTACAATGGGAAAATAGGAATACTTTGTCATCACTGGTCTTACATCTAAGTATGGTTGTAATATTTGTGATGGAATATTTCTGTCATATATACGATTATTTGTTTGTTTATGAATCTCTGATACACACTCGCTTGGCTGTCTTTCCATTTGATATATTTATATATTATTTTTTTTAATAAAAAGCTTAAAGGTTAAACCATAATTTTAATATTCTATGTGCGGCATTTTTGCTTTACTAAATTCAAATGTACACCCACAGATTAATATGGATATGGTTAAAGAAGTATTTAACAGAGGTAAAAATAGAGGACCTGAATCTTCTAAATTAGTTTCGTATTCAAATCAAGAGTTAATTTTAGGCTTTCATCGTTTAGCCATTAATGGACTGAATGAAGAATCTAATCAACCACTTATTTTAAATGGCATAGAATTGATATGTAATGGCGAGATTTACAATTATAAATATCTATATAAATCTATGAATATTACACCTGAAACCGGTTCCGATTGTGAAGTTATAATTCATCTATATTTAAAATATGGTATAGAACAAACATTGGTTATGCTAGATGGCGAATTCGCGTTTGTTTTATATGATAGAAACGAAAATACATTGTATGCCGCGAGGGACCCTTACGGAGTAAGACCTTTATACAAAATTACTTCTAATGTAAATAGTTGTTTTATATTGGAAGGTTTCGCTTCAGAGCTTAAAATGGTCGCGCCAATTTATAATTTGGACCCACAAAATTCTTATGTAAATCAGTTTCAACCAGGAACTTATTCCATTCTTACATATGACTCTGATCAAAAGTGGGTTTCGACTATAAGTAATCAGCCTTATTTTATTCCTACATTTCCAACCAATGAAATAGTAAATACTTTAATATATCCAAAGATTAGTAATGCGTTAGATAGTGCTGTTTTTAAACGATGTGAAACTACTGAACGACCAGTTGCGTGTTTATTAAGCGGGGGACTTGATAGTAGTTTGGTTGCTGCTTTGGTAAGCCAATATTTAAAAACATTTAATAGTAGAGAAGAGATACTTGAAACTTATAGTATTGGACTTGAAAATTCTGAAGATATTAAATATGCAAGAATA